CCCATGACGCAGGGTGTAGCGGGTCAAGGCTTGGGTCAGGAGACCATTCCGCCATGTACATCGTGGACGGTTCACCTTTGTCTATTGCTCGAATGCCTGCCTCACGCCAACGCTGAAACAGCACAGATTCTTCGGTGCCAGCAGTACTGAAGAAACACGCCAACGGGTTTTTGCGTGCGCGCTGTGCCGGCAACAGACCGCCCTCTACTGAGTCAGGGTTGACGTCAAACAACTCGTCAACGATCACCAAGTCAATGCTCATACCGTGACCTTGATTTGGCTTTAATGCTTTGACCCACCACTTGCTGCCGTCTGGCATGGTGGCCTGATAACGCCCGTAAGACTTCACGATCTTGGCGCCGTAATACTCCTCAAGGATTGGGGCCAAATCATCAAACAACAAACACGCAAGATCAAGTCTGTGCGCGCCAGATACCACGGTCTGCTTACCGCCACGTATCTTGGGCATCTCTACAAGCCAAAACAAGATCAACGCTTGGATGATTGTTGTCTTACCGTTCTGACGCGCAACCGACACAAGGCTCGAACGGTGCACAAACTTCTGATCGGCGTCAACCGCCAGCATCCCCTCAAGAGCATGCAGTTGCCACGGCATCAGATCAATCTGCAGCACCTTCTTTGCCATGTCCCCCACAAGCCCAGCTAATGAACCGGCATGGTCAGGCACCATCGTTTCCAGTCTCGGCTGGTCATGGCCAGTTACCGCTGGTTCAGGCTGGTTCGGGCTTTTTGCGACAAATTGTTGGATGGGGCTCGGGGGCATCTCGGAGCTGTATAAAAAATCGTTTATTGCTTTTTCCCTTGCGTGTTTTGCGTTGGCTAGTTTTTTGTTTCGGTATGTTGCTCCGCGCGCAGAGTTGCATGGCTTGCATGCTGCGACGTATCCGTCTTCTATTGTTCCGCCTTTGTCTGATTCGACTAGGTGGTCTAGTTCTGTTGCTGTGTTCTTCTTGCACCAATGGCAGATTGGTTGATCGCGCAGTAGTTCTGCACGTGCTTGCTTGTAGATCGTTGTGTCGTGTTCGGTCAGTTTGCGTGTCATCTCACGCGCCTTCGGCTTGTGCTAGCGCGGCGCAAGCGCCTTGCTGTTGTTTGTGTTGAGTGTTGTTTGTTGTCGGGTTCATGTCGGTGCTTTCTTTTGTTTGTTAACTGTATGTCATCTGCAGGTCAAGAGATGTGTGAATGCTCCACCCACCAGATTGCCCATCCTGGTACCCAATTGCATTCAGTCGATTATGTTTACGACTCGCCTCGGCGCTTTGCCCGTTTCATTTCGTCTTGCATGATTCGGGGCGCACCGATCTACCCTCGTTACCGAGTGTCACCAACTGCCGTGCGAATGGCTTAGGTCGTGCTACTAGCCAATTGTTTATGCTTTGGGATTGCTGAGAGTGTAGAGAATGTACTCCATGTCGCTTGGCTTCCATACCGCTGCATGACATCCAGCCATCTCACAAGCGTTTAACCAAATCTTTTGTCCAGGCGTCAACTTGCCCTTCTCCGCTTTCAACTCAATCACTAACGGCCGACCGCCTTGGAATGGGTGCACCATGAACAGATCAGGAAATCCCACATCGCCTTGCACGTTGGTCATCCAGCGTCCTCGAGTGTTCTGTGCCGGCAGATCATGATGCACTAACCAGCCGTAACGCTTGGCAACGCTAATCACCATATCCTTAAAGTCGGCTTCGCTGATCTTTGGGTCTAACTTCATCAGAGCGATGCCATGTACGTCTTGTCTGCAAGATGCTTGATAGCCCAACGCACATACTGTTTTGCTTCGCGCTGGTCTTCTTCAACCATTAAATCGTAAACAGCCTGTAAGCGTTCAATTGCGTTAATTAGTTCTTCTAGTGTCATTTCTTCTCCTTCCACATAATTACTAAAATCGTTCCCCATACACCAATTACAATGCCAATGATGTTGAATGCCACGTAACTCATTTCAGGCGCTCAATAATCTTGGATGCTTCATGCGATTTCAACAGCTCTAAGACCGCGCTGTCGTCGTTTAGTTCGCGATGTATAAACTCCAACAATCCCAAATCATCCATGTTGGCGTCTTTGGCCAGTTTCTTGATGTAACCGATTTGCTTCGGGGTGGCGAATGCACCAGAGGGTATGTGCACAGGGTTTTGCCGTGTATCGGTTGGCGTGCTTAGGCGCTCAACCTTTTGCATCTCATTGCGTGACGGCCTAGGGCCACTCGCAGGAGCCTGCAGCGGGCAGTTGGCAATGGCGCGACCAATGGCGCTGGTCTCGCAGTTTTCTACAAATGACGTGGCATTGACACCGCGGTCGCTTTTGATTTCTTCTGCATAGCCCGTAGCGACTGGCACCTTGTCGTCTTTGTCTGCATACAGTTCGCAATAGAACACGCAAGCGTCACCTGTGTAGTTCATCATGCAGGTATAGACGCGCCCGTTGGGGTATGCAGCCCACCAGCGGACAAGGCGTTGCTCGACTGTCTCGTAGTTGCTTAGGTCAAAGCCCATTAGATGCCTGCCCAGACGCTTAGACGCTGTGCATGGTCATGTGCGCCACCGCGCTGTGCGTATGCCAGTTCGCCTGTGTTGCGGATAATGCCACGTCGCGCAGCTGCATTAAGCCGTCCAGCGATGCCTTTGGTAACTGGGAATTGATCGCCCAGGTGTTTCCAAATGTCGTCAGATGTAAAGAACCCTTTAGTGCGCGCAACGTGCAAAATCGCAGCGTCAACTTGGTTTTGTTCAGGTTTTGTCCAGCGCGCATCGGCAGATGACTGTGATGCCAACATGCCCTCAATAAATGGGGCGTTCTTTCGTGCCGGCACACGGCCATCACAGACGAAGTGTGTTTTGCCTGTTATCTCTGGGTAGGCAATTGTTTCTTTGCAGATCGTGCAGGTTTTCATTGTCGGAATCTCCTCGTCGGTTAGGAATGTGCTTGTAGTGCTTTGATTGCTAAGTCGAGTGTAGTCACATCGTGGAGTGGCATTGGTTCTTCTAATGACAACGAGTTCTTCATGCCTTTAAGACGCTGAATGATGCTTGCGTGCGGATTAGTGCTTATGTCTGCAATTTCGTTAATCAAATTAAAGATTGCCATGTCGTGTTTAGTTGTCATCATTTGCTCCATTACCATTCGTCGGGTTTCTTCTGATAGTTCGCCTTGATTCCAAGCCACACCTTCACTCATTTTGTTGCACTCCATGGCCCCCAGCCGTAACCGTGACGTTCTACGCCGTAATTGTAAATCGCTAACGCTGCGCGCAAATTAACATCAGCCTGTAACAAGTTTTCTGCGCTGGTAATAATGCCGGCATCAGTAAGCCATGGTGTCCAAAATCCGTTTATTTGCATTAGTCCACGCGACCCGCCGTTTGGGTCATTGCTGTTGTAGGCGTTTGGTATGCAACGCGACTCCCGAAACATCACAGATTCGAGCACGGTGCGCTGATCGGCAGGCCAGCCAAGGTTGACGGCAAGCGCGCTGAACTGCTCGCAAGCCGACGTGTACGGGTCAATGTAAACCGTAGAGCTGGTCGTTGTGGTCGGCTCAATCAGGTACGGCTGGACGCTTATAGGCGCTAACGGCATAACGCTAGATAGGTCGCTAGACGCGCTAGGAGCCCCTGTGAGCGCCGTAAAGCCAAAGACCGTACAAAGCACTAGCCCTATGATTTTCTCTGCAAAATAGTTCATCGTTTCTCCAAAGGTATGGGCTCACCCCAAGTTGAGGTTGCCGATCTGAATGCGATTTGTCCCAGTAGGAACTTGCCCGACTCTGGGCTGGTAAAGATCTGTACCAAGATTTCTTGGCCGTTGTCCATCACTCCTGTATAGACGCTGTAATCAACGATCTGTGGGTCAGTCATTGCCTGTCCTTTTGTCGGTACTCCGACCCTAGAACATAGATCAAGCCTTAGGTGGGATTTCCCCAAACACCTTTAAGAATGCGGCTTTGACAAAGATCACCGAGTCCGCTGCCTGTGGTGAAATCTCAAGGTGGAACCAATCGCCCGTGGGCGCTCCCGAGACTGTTGGCTTGCTGTACTTGCTCCATGCTTGACGATCGCAACGCCATGCGCGACCGTACGGTGATGGGAAGTAATCAATCACCATCTGAATGCCTAACTCATTCGCGTTGGCAAC